GCTAGTTCTGATTGTCTCTGTACAAGAAGTTCATCAACATCACCACCAGATTCTGCAATACATTCTGATAATGTTTTAAATCCAGACCTTACTGCATCTTTCATAGCAGCTACTTCTTTCTGTGGGTCAACATAGCTATAACCTCTACAAACCCATCTAACCTTTTCATATCTTTCTGGTTCTGTTTCGTAAGTAGGAAGTTGTAGTGCATTATTCATAACAGCCATTTCTAACCACGCCTCATATATTGGCTGATAGAAATTTTCTTTTAACATCTGCTGTATTGTTCTCCAATGATCTCTGTCTTGAATCATTGCTAAACGACTAGAACTATAGTTTGACTGAGAATAATCAGAAGATATTGCCTCAAAACTGCAACCTAAACCACTTGCCATGCTGCGAAGCATTGTACGGACAAAAGGATCAAACTCTCCGTTAGGACTATCCATATCAGGTATTGTCACCGAAGCTCCTGGTTCAAGATATTTAAATTGACCTGGTTCAAAGCTCGTTACTCTGTCGTAATCATAAACTTCACCACCAGCATCCAACTCTCCTTCTGGTGTTTCAATAAATCCCATCAACGCACTTGATGCCCTAGCTCTTATTAAACTTGCTTCAATATATCCATCTAACTGATGTAGATGACTGATAGCACTAGCCAAGAAAGGTATACCACGATGTTGACCTGGTCTTTGTGGCATAAATAGATGTATTACATCTCTAGCCGAAACAATAATATGTTTTTTCTGTCCAAGAGGAGCAGTAAAATTACTATCTCCAGGATGCTTAGTAAGAAAAGCATAATTAACAGCACGTTGAAATTGATCCATCTCAATCCCTAACCGCCATGTATTTGTCGGTTCGGTAAGTTTACCTTTGTAATCTTCATCTAACTGATCTGCTTCTATTACTTCTAATGCAATCGGAACTTTACTTCTACCAAACTGTTTACGGTGCATTATGACAAAGCTTTCACCACTTTCTATCATTGATCTGACTGCTAATCTTTCTAGTTCAGAAAAACAAAGAACGCCTCTAACATCACAACTATCTTTTCTACCCCACATAGACCATTGATTTTCTATCTGCTCATTTATCTGTGTATATAAATCATTTGTTCTTCTTTTTCTTGTTTGTACCTGCAACCTTACGCCAGTACCAACAATTTGATTTGTAGAATATCTTATTGCCTGTGCAGCATAATTATTATTACGAACAAGATCATGGACTCTAGATCTAAGTCTTGTTATCCCTTGTTTCCATTCTTGATCAGCAGAAGTTTGATTAGTAACCCAAGAAGCAGTATTTCTATCTACTCTTGCACCAGAATATGCTCTTTTTCTTGTTTTTGTCGGTTTTTGCTCAAAAACTTCCTTATTTGAGGTAAAAAAGCCTTTCCATGCGTTAACTAATCCCATTTAGTCTCCTAAAAACGTACATAAAGATTTTTAGGGTCACCTAGACCCTGTGAAATAAGTGATGCACGTTTCTCACTCTTCACTATACTTTTTAACTGACTTTCTCTTGCGATTAACACAGGTAAGTCAAGACGTTTAAAAGTACGATCTCCAATAGTGTATTCTTTTGCCTTGTCTGTGACAATAGCTCGTATTGCAGCCGAAATATTATCTAAATCAGTTTCTGCTTGGGTACGATAATCTATTGCACCTGGAGTACCAGAATATTCAAGCTGTTGTTTTACAGTTAATGAACCTTGACCTAATTTAAATTTTTCTGCTGATTTAGAAACTATTGCACACCAATACCAATCACCTGCATCAAATCCAGCAGAATCTGTTGCACTTATAGTAAACTGCCATCCTGTGTTATATGCACTTCCTACACTTATATGTCCTTCACCTGCTGTATTTGTTCTTAAATAATATGTAAGTGTCCAATCAGAACTTGTTGCATTTTCATTAAAAGGAACAGTTGTTGCTTCATCTCGCCATTTAACAGTTTCACCTGCACTAATAACAGATGGAAGATCAGATAACCACATAATGACCTCTACCAGTTAGTAACATAATCAGATTTTACTATCTTTCGCTTTATTGTAGCCTTATTTGGTTTAGATTCACCACTTTGTTCTTTATATCGTTTCTCTAATTGATTCCATAGTGTTCTTCGATCATAAATTTGATATAAACGATGTAATGCAGCATAGGCATAAACCATTTCATCTAACGCTTCATTTCTTACACCACTTTTCTTTACCCATACCCGATCAAACTGATATCCATTGCGTTGTTTTCTTATTTCTCTTTCTGCTGTTAATTCTTCAAAATAATCTGTTGTTATAGTCGGATAAAAATGCAAAGCACCTTTTCCAGGCTCTGCTTCTTTTAATCTACGATGCATTTGTGTTTTGATTTTATTAACAGCAACAGAAAATAATTGAACACTACCTTTTCTAGTTTTTCCTTTAGATCCATAATCAATTTTATTAGGTTTGCTAAGAAAAGATTCATTCCTTAATTTGCCAACACCTTTTATAGCTATCATTCCTAACTTTGCTCTTTCTCTTACATATCTATAGACCTCATCAGTAAAGTGACCACCAGTATCTATAGCAGCTACTTCAATACGCATTTTTATACCATTTACATTTGTATAGGGTGTTTGTAATATCTCATCTAACTGTTGCCAAACATCAGGTCTTGATGGCGAACCATATATTTTTACCCTGTCTAATAAATAAAACTCTTCCTCTCTACCTGCACCCCAAACAGACAAACTTAATCTGTCATCTTGCGTATCAATACCAGCCAATAATACAAGGACATCTTCTGGTGGAATACCCTTTTCATATTCTTCCTTACTAGCTTTCTCCATCAATGCATTAGCACCAACTTTAGATTCATATTCATCTGCCCAAACTTCTCCTAAAACAGTATTTATAAACGTGCGTAATTGTTCTGGATTGTCTTTCGATGCCATCCATTCTTCCGCTAAATTAGCCCATGAAGCATTAGGTGAATACGAATAACCTGCCCAAATATGAAAACCAACGTGTTTTCCATTACCTTCAGCAGTAGCTCGCCATTCTCCTCTTTCGACCATCCATCGTTTTTTACTATGAGGTATAAAAACACCGCATGATTTACACGCATATGCAGCGGTATTTAGGTCATTTCCCTGCCATTTGATGTTATCCCAGACAAAATACTGCATTTCACCGCATTCTGGGCATGGACAAAAGTATCTACGTTGATCAGATTCACTAAATAGCTTTTCTATACGAGAAAAGTCCTCCACAGTAGGTGTTGAGCCTGCAACTATCTTTTTATTCCAATACCACTCTGCCCTTCTTATACCTAGCTTTATCTGATCTCCTTCTGTACCTGCTGATGGTGGATAACCATCGACTTCATCAAATAATACAATACGTCTACTAACTCTTCTAAAACCACGAGCAGAATTAGCCCCGACAAGACCAAGAGTACCACCAGGAAACTTTTTCTGTAATAAAGTATTTTCTCCATCCTTAGATTTTGGATCACTTACCAAACCTTGTAGACAAGGAGTGTCTCTTAACATCGGACTGATCTCTTCTTTTGAATATCCTGTAGCATCCTCAATAGTTGGCTGAACAATCATCATTGGACATGGATCTTGATGAATGTGATATCCAATAACATGATTAAGTATTTTTGAATATCCAACTCTTGCTGATTTCATTACTGTGACCTGTTCGATACTAGGATCAGTAATTGCATCCATAATACCTTTTTGATATGGCAATGTACGCCATCTACCTCCTTCTGCTGAACTTTCTGCAGAAAGATATGCATATTCATCAGCCCATTCACTAAGGCTTAATTTCTTGGGAGGACGAAATGCCTCGAATGCTAATTTTTCTAATTCAAGAATATTTGTCATGCAGCCTGTGTATTAGCTATCTCTTCTAATGATTCTCTAACGATATCTTCTAAACAATTCATTGCAGAAACATCTAACTCTGGAATCCGTTGTTTAGCTTTACTAGGAATACCTAATACTTTGTTCTTAGCAATAGATATAACCTCTAACCATTTTGCCTGCACCTGTTTACTATCAACAAGATCCTTTTCCTTTTGCTTACGTTCTATTTCTAACAACTCAGCCTTTAGATGTTCTGTCCTTGCACGACTTTCTTCATATGCAGGGATATCTGTGACAACTGCCTTCTGCCGTGGCTTGTGATAATTATTAGACTTCTTCATCTGATTAGGATGATATACCTTTTCCCAATCACTCTCAAATGCATCCTTATCTAACATTACTTTCCCATCATTATCAACAACTGGAGTTACCCTTCCTTGATTTATTGCTTTATATACCGCTTGTGGGGTTACGTTTTTTAATCTTGCTGCTTCTGACCTACTAATAAGTGCCATTAAATTTTTTGTAACTTCCTTAAGGTTACATTAGCAAAACATTTGTAGTCGTGGTATAATTCCGCATTTTTATTGAGATTTACTTGGTTATTGAGAATAGATTTTGTAACCAAAAAGTAATATTGGGCGATTTTGTAACCACATTGTAACTTTTGTGCCTAGTAAAATTTTGGGCGTCGAAAGTATC